TCACCGTTATACCGTGATCACCCCCAATGATATCGTGATTCCTACTACACACTATGATTCTATTTCGGGGCAGATTGAATAACACTTGGTAATCTACTATAATACTAAATAGTATTCAGTAAGATAAAGTGAATAATGCATATCCACCATATGATTCCCAAACACTCCAAATACTTTGAGTATCTGGGTGATGTAGTGGAGGATGATTATTATAAAGTTGAACTGACACAAGAGGGGCATAGTTGCCAACACGATGTGTTATACAGAGTATTTGGAAATCACTGGGATAAGATTGCTAGAAATGGTTTGAGAGGAGATGAAGATATAAAGAGGCAAGTATCTATGGCATCTGGTAAAAAAGGAGGTAGTAAGAAACCTTCTTTAGAAACCAGAGAGAAGATGAGGCAGGCTAAACTTGGTAGAAAACAAAGTGAAGAAACCAAGAGAAAGAGAAGTGAGGCACTAAAAGGTAAAAAGAAACCACCAAGAAGTGAAGAACATATACAAAAGATTAGTGATAGTTTGAAGGGAAATACCAGAAGAAAAAATGGTAAGAAAACCTACAAAACCAGTGAAGAAACTAAAAAGAAGTTGAGTGAGGCCGCAAAGGTGTCTTGGAAAAAAAGAAAAGGTGTGTTATAATAACTATGCTTGAACTCTTGATATGATTATTTTTGAAAAAGTCCGCTGGAAGAATCTGCTTTCAACAGGCAACCAGTTCAGCGAAGTCAATCTGAATAAAGATCAAACTACACTTATTATTGGAACAAATGGTGCAGGTAAATCCACCATTCTTGATGCCCTAACTTTTGTTCTGTATGGAAAAAGTTTCAGGAAGGTGAATAAGAACCAACTGATCAATTCAACAAATGAGAAAGGAACTGTTGTTGAGATTGAGTTCAGTGTGAATGGAACTGATTGGAAAGTCATTCGTGGCATCAAACCAAACACGTTTGAAATCTATAGGGACGATAAGTTACTGGATCAATCACACTCCGCAGTAGATCAACAGAAGTGGTTGGAACAGAATGTTCTCAAGATGAACTACAAGTCATTCACTCAGATTGTGATTCTGGGTAGTAGTTCATTTGTTCCCTTTATGCAACTACCCACCTCTAGTCGTCGTGAGGTTGTAGAAGAACTTTTGGATATCAAGATCTTCTCTTCGATGAATAGTTTGATTAAAGAGAAAATCCGTGGACATAAAGAACAGATCAGAACATTTGAGTTGAAGAAAGAATCTCTCAAAGATAAGATTGAAATGCAAGAGAGGTTTATTAGAGAGATTGAGAACAATGGTAAGTCTGATATTAAGAACAAAGAGACCAAGATCGGTACTCTTTTGAGTGAAGAGAATGACTTTATGAATGATAATATCAAACTCATGGAGGAACTTAATGAGTTTGAAAATCAACTCAAGAACTACACAGGAGCTTCAGAAAAATTAAAGAAGTTATGTGACATTAAAGGTAAACTTTCTCATAAAGTATCAAGTATTACTAAGGAACATAAATTTTTTAGTGAAAATGTATCATGTCCTACATGTACACAGTCAATTGAGGAGGAGTTCAGAATAAATAAAATTGAAGACGCTCAAAATAAAGCAAAAGAGTTGCAGTCTGGCTTCAAAGAACTAGAACAAGCAATTAATAAGGAGGAGGAACGAGAGCGTCTATTTACGTCACTCACTAAGGAGATCTCAACACTCACACATGGTATTTCTAAAAACAATACTCAGATCGCTGGATGTCAGAGACAGATCAGAGATCTGGAATCGGAAATTCAAAGAATTGCCGAACAACTTGCAAACAGAAATACTGAGCATGACAAGTTAGCAGAACTAAAGGAGAACCTAAAAAATACATACGATAAGTTGGTTGAGAAGAAAGAAGATGTCTTTTATCATGACTTCGCCTATAGTCTTTTGAAAGATGGGGGAGTAAAATCAAAGATTATCAATAAGTATCTTCCACTTATCAACCAACAGGTCAATAAGTACCTACAGATGATGGATTTCTACATCAACTTCAAGTTAGATGGAGAATTTAACGAGACAATCCAATCACCTATTCACGAAGACTTCTCGTATTCTTCATTCTCTGAAGGAGAAAAGATGAGAATCGATCTGGCATTGTTGTTCACCTGGAGAGAAGTAGCCCGATTTAAAAACTCAGTAAATACGAATCTTCTCATCATGGATGAGGTATTTGATTCATCATTGGATGGTCTAGGGACAGACGAATTTCTCAAGATCATCCGATTTGTTATCAAAGATGCAAACATTTTTGTTATCTCACACAAAGGAGGTCTAGAGGACAAATTCCAAAGTGTCATAAGGTACGAAAAGATTAAAGGATTTTCGAGTATAGTGTCATGAAATCAAAAACCCCAGTAGACGTTTCTGAAGAATTCAGAAGGTCTGGTATGGTATTAATCACCGACCCTGCATCTGACAGGTATCTCAATGAGTACACCAAATTGGCAACATCACTCAAAGAAGGAGAAAAAACGAACCCTTAAACCTCAGGCAATGAGGGCAAGGAGAGAAGCCCTCCGCCACTTTAAGAAGCGTCACATGAACCTCCCCAAAAGGGAGGTTTCGTCGTATATTAGCTACATACCGAACCAAGTCTAATGACCGTTAACCTGGAAGTCAAAGGTAATGTGGCTCGTCTCTTGGCCACTGAGAACCTGATCGTAGAAAATAAGCAAGTAGAAACCGCATCGTTCAATGTTGATACCCGTGTACTGACTCTTCCTATGTGGGAGAAGTCTTGTGATGAAGTTTATGACCTTCTGGTGTCTCACGAAGTTGCACACGCATTGTTTACCCCTAATAAAGACTGGGACTTCTCTATCCCTCAACAGTTCCTCAACATCGTAGAAGATGTTCGGGTTGAGAAACTGATGAAACGTAAGTTTGCTGGTCTTTCAAAGACTTTCTATCAAGGATACAAACAGTTCTGGATTGAAGATTTTTTTGAGATTGAAGGTAAAGATCTTGGTAAGATGAATCTTGCTGACCGAATCAACATTCACTTCAAGATTGGTAGTTTTGTTGATGTTCCTTTCACTGATGAAGAAAAAGAAATCCTCAAGGTAGTTGAGTCTGCAGAGACCTTTGATGAGGTACAAGAAGCAGCATCTACTCTCTACAAGTTCTGTAAAGAACAACAGAACAAAGAGAAGATGGAGATGCCTGTTCCCTCTGATACAAACAAAAGTGACACATCTTCTACTCCTATCGAAAACAATCATCCTGAATCTGGTGACAGTGAAGATTCTAATGAAGATGAAAAGAGCATCAATGATAGCGACATTCAAAATTCCACTGGGGAATCTCATCAACAACTAGATCAGGAAGAACCTGAGGTTGAGACTGATACTGCATCTACCAGTAATATCAAGAACCTGGTGGACATGAATTCTGTTCCTAGTCAGTATCTTGAATTTCCTACACTGAATCTTGACAAAGTAATCAACTCTAACAAAGAGATTCACGATTACATCAATGACACTTGGAAACCTCATACTGAAGAGGACTTCAAGATGTCAGATGAAATGTATAAACAATTCAAGAAGGATGCAAACAAAGAAGTCAACTACCTCGTCAAAGAGTTTCAGATGCGAAAGTCTGCTAGTGCTTACTCTCGTACTTCTGTATCTCGGACTGGAGTCCTTGATTGCTCTAAACTCCATACTTACAAATACAATGAAGACCTCTTCAAGAAAGTCACAACTCTGAAAGATGGTAAGAACCACGGATTGATCTTTATTCTGGACTGGTCTGGTTCTATGGCTGATTGTTTGGAAGATACCGTCAAACAACTCTATAACCTCCTTTGGTTCTGTAAGAAGGTTGGTATCCCCTTCAAGGTGTATGCATTCACCTATCAGTACAAATTTCCTGAAAGGGAGTATGACGAACAAGGTTTCGCCATACAGGATCTTCCTTATGAACGTAAGAAAGGAACACTCCATGTCAATGAAGATTTCTCTCTAATGGAGTTCTTTTCTTCTGATGTAAATCAGAAAGAGTTTGAGAGACAACTGAAAACCATCTGGAGAGTGGTTCAGTCCATGAGGGTCTACTTCAGTAGGTATGACACTCCTCCTCGTCTGGGTCTGTCTGGAACTCCTCTGAATGAATCTATTGTGGCTCTTCGACAGTTGATTCCTCTTCTTCAGAAACAGTGGGGTGTTGAGAAACTTCAGTGTATTATGATGACTGATGGTGAATCTAATCATCTTATCGCAGACCGTTGGTTGGAACCTCAGGATCGTATAGGTCAGATCCATACAGAGGGACGTTGGTCAACTCGTCGTTTGAATTGTACTTCTGATTTCCTCCGTAACCATAAGACAGGTCTTACTTACAAAGTTCCTATGAAGTGGTGGAGTTTTACTGAGTGCCTCCTCAAATCTCTTAAGAGTGAGTTTCCTCAGGTGAACTTCATTGGTATCCGTCTCCTTGATGGTCGTGATGCAAATTCATTCATCCGTCGTCACTATGAGTTTGATGCAGAAGGTTGGATGCGGGTGACTAAAGAGTGGAAGAAGGACAAGAGTTTCACCATTGATTGTGCTGGATATGACTCTTACTTTGGCATCTCCACTCAAAGTCTGTCTAACAATTCAGTCTTTGATGTTGATGAAGGTGCAACCAAAGCCAAGATCAAGTCTGCATTCATTAAGTCTCTGAAGACCAAAAAACTAAATAAGAAAGTTCTAAATGAGTTTGTTGAACTCATTGCCTGACCACTTTCTAAACTGTCCACTACCCATTCTGGGTTGACCAGAATGGGTTATACTATAAGAGTCAAACAAACACATCACTGAAATGACACTGTCCACTGAATATATCGTCTCTTCTCTTCAAAACCTTTATGGTGAGAATGTGACAACTGGTGATGTTCGTGCATGGTGTGCAATGAATGGGACTACATACAATACCATCAGTAAGAAACTAGAAGAATATAAAGTTGGTCGTGGTAAGTGGAACCTGACTGTTCAGGAGAAACTGGAACAGACCTATCAGTCCCCTGCCGCACTACCTACAATTGAACAAAACCTTATCCCCGACAAAGATGATACCTTCGTCCAGTTTGGTAATTTCAAAGATATTCGTAAGATTATCAAATCCCACCTTTTCTATCCTGTGTTCATTACGGGACTTTCTGGTAACGGTAAGACGTTCTCTATTGAACAGGCCTGTGCCCAACTCGGACGTGAGTTGATCCGTGTCAATATCACGATTGAAACGGATGAAGATGATCTCATTGGTGGTTTCCGTCTCGTTGATGGGGCTACTGTATGGCACAATGGACCAGTTATTGAAGCCCTTGAACGAGGAGCTATCCTCCTCTTGGATGAGATCGACCTCGCATCGAACAAGATCCTCTGTCTTCAGTCTGTTCTAGAAGGTAAGGGTGTCTTTCTCAAGAAGACTGGTAAGTTCGTCAAACCTGCCGATGGTTTCAATGTGTTCGCTACAGCCAACACCAAGGGTAAAGGTTCTGACGATGGTCGGTTCATTGGAACCAACGTTTTGAACGAAGCATTCCTGGAACGTTTCCCTGTGACCTTCGAACAGGAATACCCTACTCCTCAGACTGAACAGAAGATTCTTTCTAAACTCTGTGATGATGAAAGTTTTGTTACCTATCTGGTTGACTGGGCTGATATCATTCGTAAGACCTTCTTTGATGGTGGTGTTGATGAAGTCATCTCTACCCGTCGTCTGGTTCACATTGTTCAAGCTTACAACATCTTTGGTAACAAGATGAAAGCAATCGATGTCTGTACTGCACGATTCGATGATGAGACTAAAATGTCCTTTATGGAGCTTTATGACAAGGTTGATGCCAACGTGAACATGAATTCTGTTGACGAAACCCCTGAACAATGATATAATTTGGGAAGGTAATTCTGCCTTCCCTTCATCATGACCTTTACTGTTAACATGGAAGATAAAATTGATTTGAATATTCCAGATTTTCAACCAAGCCATTTCTGGAAGTATGAAGAAGACCTGACACTGAATGAGATCCGTGACTACCTGTCTGGAACTTATCAGTCTCACTATACTTCTCAAGAATCCAAGACTCAAACTCTTGACCTGATTGAGTCTATTGGAGATGCAGAAGCATTCTGTCGTAGTAATGCTATCAAGTATCTCTCACGATTTGGTAAGAAGGATGGGAAGTCAAAACTTGACATCCTGAAAGCAATTCATTATTGTGTCCTTCTGTACCACTTCTCTGGTCTCCACAACAACAAAAGTGATTATCCTCAATGACAATGAAACTCTCTGACAAGACTGTTAATATCCTGAAGAACTTTTCTTCAATCAACCAATCCATCCTTTTTAAGGAGGGTAATAAACTTCGAACAATTTCTGTTATGAAGAATATTCTAGCAGAGGCTGAGATTGATGAGGATATTCCCAAGGATTTTGGTATCTACGATCTGAACCAATTCCTTAACGGTCTGAATCTTCACTCAAGTCCTGATCTGGACTTTGATAATGATGGTTATGTTGTGATCAAAGAAGGTCGTTCTCGTTCTAAGTATTTCTTTGCAGACCAGAACGTTATTGTGACTCCTCCTGATAAAGAGATCAATCTTCCTTCCGAGGATGTTACCTTTGATCTTGACAATCAACAGTTGGATAAACTTCTCAAGGCTGCTGCTGTTTATCAACTTCCTGACCT